ATCGTAACTGCTAAATACAACGTAGCGTAAGGGAGGATAGACTATGGCAACATATGATTTAACATCATCCGATACCACAGGGGTATCCTCAAATTCTATCGCAGCTATGCCATCTGTTAAAAATACTCATGTAATGAGAAATATTGAAGCATACTTAGATATTGATGCTTTAGTAGCAGCAGGTGGTAGCTTTTCAGATGGAGACATTTTTCAGGTGTTAGAAATACCTGCAAATACTCTAGTCTTAAATGCAGGTGCAGAAGTGATGAAAGCATTCACAGGCAGTTGTACTCTTGACATGGATTTTGCAGCAGGTGATGACATTATTGATGGTGCAGACATAACCTCTACAGGTTTTTGTGCAGCAGGAAGTAATGGTCAAACTAATACTATTGTGGGAAGTGCAGCTTCAACTTACACTCAATTTGTAACTACTACAGATACTATTGATGCTAAGATTGCAGGTGCAGCTCCAGCTACAGGCAGACTCAGAATGTATGCAACTGTTATTGATTTAGCAGGGCATGGATTAGATGATAAGCCTGATGAAGTTGATAGAGACCAATTAGCTTAATTAGCTAGATATAGGGTGGCAGGGAAACTTGCCATCCTTTTAACACGAGTTTATTATGGCAGAAACATTCCTTACACATACAAATAGAGTTATAGCACGATTAAATGAGGTAGCATTAACATCTTCTGATTTTGCTTCTTCACGAGGTATACAAACACAGTGTAAGAATGCCATCAACGAAGCTGTAAGATATATTAATCAAAAAGAATTTCAATACCCTTTTAACCATACTACAAAAACACAAACACTTACAGCAGGAACAGTTAAGTACAGTATTCCAACAGATGCTAAAACTGTAGATTATAATACATTTAGATTAGTAAAAGATAGTGATTTAGGTGTAAGTGGTGGAAGATTATCCATACTTAATTACAATGATTATGTAAATTCTTACATAACACAAGAAGATGAAATAGTTACAACAACATTAAGCACATCACATACGGATTCAGTTACAACAATTACAGTAGCTAGTACAACAGGTTTTGATAGTGCAGGAACTTTGCACATAGGTAACGAACAAGTTACATATACAGGCACAACAAGCACAACATTTACAGGTGCTACAAGAGGTGCTAATTCAACAACAGCATCAGCACATGATAGTGGTGTTCAAGTAGCACAGTTTGATAGAGGTGCTATACCATCTTATGTAACTAGAACACCTGACAATAATTATATTCTTTATCCTTACCCCAATAAATCTTTTTCTATAAAATATGATTACTTTACGTTTCCTAGTGATATGTCAGCACATGGAGACACAACATCTATACCTGACAGATTTGCACCTATAATAGCAGATGGTGCTACAGCTTTCGTATATCAATACAGAGGTGAAACCCAACAATATCAATTAAATATGCAAAGATTTGAACAGGGTATTAAAAATATGCAAACATTGCTAGTCAATAGATTTGAATACGTTAGGTCTACATATATACCAAGAACAGGATATTCTAATACAGCAGACATACCACTAAGGTTAACATAATATGCCTGACCAATCACAAACATCCCCTTTTACTTTTGCGTGTCAAGGTGGATTAGTTTTAAATCAACCGACATTTAACATGCAACCGGGTCAAGCATTAGAGTTACAAAACTTTGAACCTGATATTGATGGTGGTTATAGAAGAATAAGTGGTTTTAGAAAGTATATAAATCATATTGTACCTCAAACATCTGCTTCAACAGAAAAAGTATTAATGGTTGCAGAGTTTGCAAATAAAGTTATTGCAGCTAGAGGTCAAAAAATATTTAGTTCTGCATCAACTGAACTTTCTATAGCCATAGCTTCAGGAACAGGTATGACAGGTTCAGGAACTATAACTGTAGACAGTACAACAGGATTTAGTTCTAGTGGAACATTACAAATTAATTCAGAAATATTTACATACACAGGTGTTACATCAACAACCTTTACAGGTGTAACGAGAGCAACAAGTTCTACAAGTGCCGCAGCTCATGCAGTAAATGATGTAGTATCAGAAAGTTGGACAGAAAGAGATGCAAGTCGTTCTGATGCAGGTAAATATAATTTTGAAAGATTTAACTTTGATGGTAATGATAAATTAGTTGTTGTAGATGGGGATAATGCACCTACAGTATTTAATACGTCTATAGCAGCGACTGATGTATCATCAGCAGGTAGTGGCGAAGTTAGCACAGCAGTAACAGGTGCTAAGTTTGTAGCAGCTTTTAGAGAGCATATGTTTTATGCAGGTATGTCTAGTACACCACAAGAGTTAGTTTTTAGTGTACCTTTTGATGAAGATAACTTTGCAACAGGCAGTGGTGCAGGTTCAATAAAAGTTGATGATACAATAGTTGGATTAAAAGTTTTCCGTAGTGATTTATTTATATTTTGTGAAAATAGAATATTTAAATTATCAGGAAGTACATTAAGTGATTTTACAATAACACCTGTAACAAGAAATATAGGTTGTGTAAATGGAGACACAATACAAGAATTTGCAGGTGACTTAATATTTTTAGGACCTGATGGATTACGTACAGTTGCAGGTACAGCAAGAATTGGTGACGTTGAGATTGGTACAATTAGCCGTGCTGTACAAACTGAAATAGATAATAATATAATAGATTCAGATTTATTTGAGTCTATTGTTATACCTGATAAAACACAATATAGATTATTTTTTAGTAATAGTTCAGATGCTGAAACAGCAACAAAAGGTTTAATATGTGTTTTAAAAGGTCAACAGTTTGAGTTTGCAAAATTAAAAGGCATTAAACCATCAGCTACAGATACATTTGTAGAAACAGGAGATGTAAAAGCAATACATGGTGGTTTTGATGGTTATGTTTACAGACAAGAAAAAGGCAATGATTTTGATGGAGAAGCTATAGATGGTAAATATAGAAGTCCTGATTTAACATTTGGAGACCCCGGAGTTCGTAAACACATGCAAAGAGTTATTTTAAATTATGCACCTGAAGCATCAATTAGTGCAGATTTATTTTTAAGATATGATTATGAAGATGCACAAGCACCAAGACCTGCTGCTTATCCTTTTGATTCTTCAAAAGTGTCTGCTGTTTATGGAACATCAACATATGGAACAGCGACTTATGGTGGTTCAACACAGCCACTAGTAAGACAGTCAGTAGAAGGTTCAGGGTTTGCAGTAGCACTTAGGGTTAATGATAGTGGAACTACTGCACCATACTCATTAAAAGGGTTTGGATTAGAATATCAAGTGGGAGCAAGAAGATAAATGGGAGCAACGTATACAAGACAGTCTACATATACTGATGGCGATGTTATACAGGCATCCGATACTAATAATGAATTTAATCAGTTATTAGCTGCATTTGCATCAAGCACAGGACACACACATGATGGTACAAGTGCTGAAGGTGGTCCTATAACTAAATTATTAGGCACATCTATAACAATAGGAGATGGTACAGCAGGTACAGATATAGCTGTAACTTTTGATGGTGAAACATCAGATGGTGTTCTTACTTGGATGGAAGATGAAGACCACTTTAAATTTTCAGATGACATAGTAATAGATAGCACTAAAAAATTATATTTAAATGATGAAGGTGGAGAGCATATAAGTGGTGATGCTACAGATTTAACAATAGCATCAGGAAATGACATTAATTTAACAGCAACAACAGATATTAATATACCTGCTAATGTTGGTTTAACTTTTGGTGATGATGCAGAAAAAATAGAAGGTGACGGAACTGATTTAACTGTTTCAGGTAACAACATAAATCTTACAGCAGTTGCAGATGTAAATATTCCATCAGGTGTAGGGCTAACATTTGCTACAGCAGAAAAAATAGAATCAGATGGTACTGATTTAAGTATAACTGTTGGGTCAGGTGGTGATATTAATATACCTGCCNATATAGGATTGACATTTGGTGATGATGGAGAGAAGATAGAAGGTGATGGTACAGACCTTACTATAACAGGTAATAATATTAANTTAACTGCTACAGCAGATATTGTAGTTCCTGCAGATGTAGGTATTACATTTGGTAGTGGTGAAAAAATTGAAGGTGATAGCACAGATTTAACTATTACATCAGGTGCTAAAATAAACTTAACAGCAACTTCTGATGTACATATACCAAACAATGTTGGTGTTGTATTTGGTGGTGACAGTGAAAAGATTGAAGGAGATGGCACAGATATGACTATCTCTGCAAACAATCTTACAGTGGATGCAGTAGCAGATATTACTTTAGATGCAGGGGGTGCAGATGTAGTTCTTAAAGATGATGGCACACAATACGCATCTTTTACAAACTCTAGTGGTGATTTAGTAATTAAATCAGGTTCTACCACTATGCTTACAGGTAGTGGTGCTGACGTTACAATCGCAGGTGATTTAACTATATCAGGTGATGACCTAACTATGGGTACAAACACTAGTGGTCATATCATGGTTGCAGATGGTACTAACTTTAATCCTGTAGCAGTATCAGGTGACGTAACAATCAGTAATACAGGTGCTGTAACAATAGCAAATGATGCAGTTGAAACTGCAATGCTTAATGATAATATTATTACAGGACAGACTGCTGAAACTTCTGTTGCTAGTAACGATGTTCTTTTGATTTATGATACAAGTGCTAGTGCAATTAGAAAGATTACTCGTGCTAATTTTACTGCAGGACTAGCTTCTTCAGATGCTATCAATACAATCGTACAAGATACAACTCCACAGTTAGGTGGTAATCTTGATACTAATTCACATAACATACTTATTGACGATGCACATTTTATTGCAGATGAAAATGGTAATGAACAAATTATATTCCAAACTACATCTTCTGCTGTTAATCAGATTGATGTAACAAATGCTGCAACAGGTAATTCACCTGAAATATCTGCAACAGGTGACGATACAAATGTTAGTTTAAAGATAACACCAAAAGGTTCAGGGCAAGTTGTACTTGATGGTAATGTGGGTGTTGAATCAGGTGTTATAGATTTAAAGAACTCAGGTTCTCAATCATATATTAGATTTTACTGTGAGTCTTCTAATGCTCACTATGCACAATTACAAGCACCTGCTCACTCTGCTTTTTCAGGTAATACTACATTAACTCTACCTGCAACAACAGATACAATAGTAGGCAGAACAACAACAGATACATTAACAAATAAAACTTTAACTACACCTACATTAACAACACCAATAGCAAATGCAGGTATACAGTTAAAGAATGGTTCTACTTCAGCAGGATTTTTAGAGTTCTTTGAAGATAGTGATAATGGTACAAATAAAGTAACTTTGATAGGTCCTTCATCTACATCAGACATTACTTTAACATTACCAAGCAGTGCAGGTACAGTTGCCACAACTGCTACTGCTGCAGATGAAGCTACAGCATTAGCTATAGCATTAGGATAATGCTTGACAAATAAGCAAAAATAAAGTATAATTAGTAAAGGAAAATAAAATGGCAAATACATTTAAAGTTGTAACAAAAGCAGGAGTTACATCAGCAGATGTTATTTATACAGCAGGTTCAGGTGTTACAGCTATTGTGTTAGGATTAATACTTGGCAACACAACAACTTCTCAAATAACATCTACAGTGACACTTTCATCAGATACAAGTTCTAGAGCAGGTGCTAATGATGAAGCTAACCAAGCAGTAGAGTTAATTACTGATGCACCTATTCCTGCAGGGTCATCATTAGAATTATTATCAGGTAACAAAGTTGTACTAGAAACAACAGACACTATTAGTGTTACAGGGAGTGGTGCTACAGATGTTGCACTTTCAATTATGGAGATAACNTAATGCCTTATTTTGGAAATAATCCTTCACCATTATTATTAAATACTGTTGCTCAAAACGGCAAGGANATGACACTTGATGCTGATGCAGATACAAGTATCACAGCCGATACTGATGACCAAATAGATATTAAGATTGGTGGAGCAGACGATTTTCAATTTACTGCTAATACTTTTACTGCTCAATCAGGTAGCACTATTGCAACTAACACAATATCAGAAACAACATCAGGTTCAGGTGTTACAATAGATAGTGTTCTTCTTAAAGATGGTGGCATTGACGTTAATGGAAATGAAATCATACTAGATGCAGATGCAGATACTTCTATTACTGCTGACACAGATGACCAAATAGACATAAAAATAGCAGGAGCAGATGATTTTCAATTTACTGCTAATACTTTTACAGCACAGTCAGGTAGCACTATTGCCGCCCAAGCTTTAACTGCAACTACAATAACTGCTACAGGTGACATCAGTTTTAATGGTGGTGACTTTGTATTTAATGAAAGTGGTGCATCAAAAGATTTTAGAGTTGAAGGTGACTCTGATGCCAATTTACTATTGGCTGATGGTAGTGCAGATAGAGTAGGAATTGGACTTGCAACCCCACTTGCAAAATTAGATGTTAATGGCACTACAGATGCAGAATTAAGAATTACAAGACAATTTGCTACTGTTTCTGCTTCTAATACAGACCAAGGTGCTGTACTACATCTTTTTAATGATATTAATTTTGAGAATGGTTATAATGGTGCTGCTAGTGTTGGTCAAATTATTTTTAGTTCAGATGATGATTCTACTGGTCAAGGTATAAGGTCAAAAATAGCTTGTTCTAAAAAGGGGTATGGTCATACTGAAACTTTAGATTTTTATGTATCACCTAATAACACTACAAGTAACCAAGTTTCTGCTACTAGTAATTCTACATCAAAACACGTTAGTATTTTTGGTGGTGGTTGCACAATATTCAATTATTCAGTTTCAGGCAGAACAGAACCTGCGTATACTACAAGAGCATTTGAAGCATACTCAACAGCCGATAATATTTCTTCAGCAGTTATTCATAATAAGAGTACAGGAAGTTATCCTGCAGGGATATCTGTAGCTTATGATGGAACTCCAGATGACCAAGACCAATATGCTTATTACTTTTTTGATGGCACTGCTGCTAGATTTTTAGTTTTTAATGATGGTGATGTAAGAAATCACGATAACTCTTATGGTGCATTATCTGATGAAAGAATTAAACAAGATATTGTAGATTCAAACTCTCAATGGAATGATATAAAAAATATCAAAGTTAGAAACTTTAAAAGAAAAGATGATGTTGCACAATATGGTGACAAAGCATGGTCGCAAATAGGTGTTGTTGCTCAAGAAGTAGAAACTGTTTGTCCAAATATAATAAGAGAATCAAATCCTACACCTGAAGATATTAAAATGAGTGCAGAGTTTGGAACTTTATACACTCAAACTGATAAAGATAATGATGACATTCCAGAGGGTAAACAAATTGGTGATGTTAAAGAAGTAAAATCAAAAGTTAAATCTATTGGATATTCAGTATTGTATATGAAAGCAGTTAAAGCATTACAGGAAGCAATGGAACGAATAGAAACATTAGAAGCCAAAGTAAAGACATTGGAGGAAGCGTAAATGGGAAGAGCAAGAGATAGAGCAAGTGCAGACTTAAATGGTCAAGAGTTTATTCTTGATGCAGATGCTGACACATCTATATCAGCAGATACTGATGACCAAATTGATATTAAAATAGCAGGTGCTGATGACTTTCAATTTACTGCAAACACCTTTACTGCTCAATCAGGAAGTACAATAGCTGCACAGGCTTTGACTGCAACGACTATTACAGCTAGTGGTGTGGTTGATGTAACAGATACTACAGATGCAAGTGATGCTACTGGAGATACAGGTGCGTTAAGAACAGAAGGTGGTGTTAGTATAGCTAAAAAATTGTATGTTGGTACAGACCTTAGTGCTGCAGGTGATATAAGTTTTGATGGTGGTAACTTTGTATTTAACGAGAGTAGTGCTGATGTAGATTTTAGACTTGAATCAGATTCACAAGGTCATGCCTTTTTTCTTGAAGGTAGCACAAGTTTAGTTGGTATAGGTGTTTCAAATCCTGCTGATTATAATTCTTATGGCAATGGACTTGTTATTGATAGGTCAGAAACATCTGGGTCATCAGGAATAACTTTAGTTAGTGCAACAGATGGTTATGGTTCAATATATTTTAGTGATGCCACTGGAAATGTAACGCATGGTGCTATTGAGTATGGTCATGGTGCAGACCTTTTAAAAATTAAAACTGCTAGTGCTGAGAGATTAAATATTGATGCAAGTGGATTTATAAGTCACATATTTACATCAGATAACTCAACGACTGCTGAAGGTTTATTTATAAACAATAGGCAAAATTCAACAGGCAATAACGCTTCTCTTATATTTAGTAATGATAGTGGTGCTAGAAAAAAAGCAGCAATCGCACATATTGACACTGGTAGTTATGGTTCAGGTAATTTAATATTTGCTGTAGATGGTGCAGATTCTGGTGCAGTGCATTTAACTAACGATGAAAAAATTAGAATTACTTCTAGTGGATATTTACATATAGGTGGTGCTGATACCTCTGTTGATAATTCAGCTTATTTTGAGGATGCAGGTAATTTAGTAATTAGAAGGGGAAGTGACTCCAACGCAACTATGCTTTCTTTTTTAAATGGTGGGAGTCTTGTAGGTAGAATTTCAACAAGCACCACAGCTACAACTTATCATACATCATCAGATTATAGACTTAAAGAAAATGTTACCTATGATTGGGATGCAACATCAAGATTAAAACAATTAAAACCTGCAAGATTTAATTTTAAAATAGATGAAGACACAACTGTAGATGGATTTTTAGCACATGAAGTGTCTGACATTGTTCCAGAAGCTATAGTTGGAGTAAAAGATGAAACACAAGATTTAGGAACTATAAAAAATGAAGAGGGTAATATAGTTCAAGAAAATGTTTTAGAAGCAAAAACAAAAAAAGATGAAGGACAAACTTGGACAAAAACAAAAACAGAAAATGTTTATCAAGGTATAGACCAAAGTAAACTCGTACCATTGTTAGTTAAAACAATACAAGAATTAGAAGCTAGAGTAGCAACATTGGAGAAAGCGTAAATGGCATATATAGGTAGAACAACAGATGGCTTTGGTGTAAGACAAAGATTTGTATTTACTCCAAATGCAGGTACTACATCAATAAGTGGCAATGATGTTAGTGGTGCTACACTAACCTTTTCAGATAGTGTGTACATGGATGTGTTTCTCAATGGTGTGTTGCTCAAAGCAGGAACAGACTATAACACAAATACAGCTAACACCATAGCAGGACTAACAGCGACTGTAGCAAATGATGAAGTAACTGTATTAGTCTATGACATCTTTACAACTGCCGATATGGTCAGTGCTACAAGTGGTGGTACGTTTAGTGGTAATGTTACACATAGTGGCACAGTTACTGTTGATGACACTACTGACTCTACATCTACTACAACAGGGTCTATACAGACAGATGGTGGTTTAGGTGTAGCAAAAGATGTGGTTGTTGGTGATGATATATTATTAAAGTCAGATGCTGCTGTAGTAAAGTTTGGTGCTGATTCAGATGTTACTTTAACACACGTTGCAGACACAGGTTTATTACTTAATAGTACAATGGCTTTACAGTTTAATGATGCAAGTCAGTCTATTAATGCACCAAGTGCTACAGTGTTAGATATAAATGCAACAGACGAAATTGAGTTAAACGCTACGGCTGTTGACCTTAATGGTACTTTAGATGTTAGTGGTACATCAACTTTTAGTGACAATTTAACTATCAGTGAAGGTAATCCTGAATTGTTTTTAGCTGCAACTGGTGATGGTGGCGAAGGTTCAATAGGTTTTAAAGATGATGATGGAAATATAGACGGCAAGATAGCATACAGAACTGATTATAGTGGTCAAACAGATAACTATATGACCTTTCATACTAATGGTTCTAGTGAAAGAATGAGAATTGATTCTAGTGGAAATGTAGGTATAGGTGTAACACCTGACGACCATCTTCATGTAAAAGGTTTTTTTCAAGTAGAAGGTAAAGCAGGAGATGGAAACTATATAAGATTTGATAATACAGCAAATAGTGGTAATATTTGGAGAATAGGTCCGGGTGTTTATTCACATACTACTTTTTCTATTTATAATCAAACAGACAATTCACATGTTGTAAATATAGAATCAGTAAATGACCAACTTATGTTTAGGTCAATGACAGAAGTTAGTTTAGCAGATGATGCAACTGCGATTGCTGTTGCTAATAGTTTTCAAGGTATAGTTGTTGTAACTTCAACGAGTAATGCCTTAACAGCTGTATATAGAGTTGAAGGGCAAAATACCCCTACTTTAATTAGTGGTAATTCTAATTTTACAAACTCTGATACAGATGGAAAGTTCTGTCTTATATCAGCAGCTAGTTCCAATAATGTAACTTTTAGAAATAGATTTGGAGCAACATATGGATTTAAAATAGCATCATTTGGTGTATTAAGTTAGGAGAATAAAATGACATTAAGCGTTACAGTAGAAAGATTTGTTCAAGAAAAAATAGATGAAAATAAAGATATAGTACCTGATGGTACGTTAAAACAAAATGTAACTTTAAAATTTAAAGATACAGATATTGATAATAACTCATATATAGAAACTGTATGGTTGACTATAGATAGCAGTAAA